GAACACCAAGTCTAGTTTGTTCTACACCTTCATCATCTGTCCATGTGTTGCTAATGAACAAACCATAATCTCCTGCATCAAGACCTTCAGCTGCAAACGCTGCTTGTACGTCCTGAGCAATAATACCAAAGTGATAACGAGCGTTGTCACCTTTTTCCTCTACGCTGCTACGCCACTTAAACTTGCGAATCAGACCCTTACAAGCTACAGCTACTCGCTCTTCAGCTTCAGTTAATTCAGCAATGTCTTGCTTGTCGTTTCGGTCAGACGTTTGAATAGTTCCGTTAGTTGCATAGATGTCGTCAAAACGAGCTGAAGACGCTCCTAAGTCAATCGCGTCATCTCTAGCTGCACCTGTTGTTACATTAGACGGTGCAACGTAGTCAACACCGGCTCCGTTAACAAAACTTAAAGCTACATCCCCATTACCCAAAGAAAAAGTAGAACCAGAGCCAGCACTGTCTACCCTTACAGAACCTACTGTGCTGTCGTCTTTCTTGAAGACAGCTACAACACCGTCACCTGAGCGGTCTACTTCAAGGTCGTCTGTTTCCAGAGTTCCTGTTATATCGACACCAGAGCTGGTAGTTGCAAACTTAGTGCTGTTGTTGTACTTAATTTCTACAGCACCATCAGCAATACAGTTAATGTAGGTTTCACCCGTTGTTTCCTTTTTAAGGAGCAGGTTGTTGTTACCGGTGAGAATAAGGTCACCAGTGCCTACGTCAGCAACATAAGAGTGTGTACCATCGTGATATATCTCTAGGTCGTTACCCGTGCCTACTTTGAGTTTTACATTATCACCCAAAGACACATTTCCTGTGAATGTAGGCGAAGCTATGTCAGCCTTAGTAGCAACAGCCGTTGCAATGTTGTCAAACTCTGTAGTAAACTCAGAGCCTTTAATCAACTTAGCAGCGTCACCTGATGATAAGGAATCCTTAGCTCCGAAGTTTGTAGTTACAGTATAGTTAGACATTAAATTAGTCTCCCGATTATAGTTAGCATATCAATCTTTTGTATGGAAAAAGCACTGTCATTAATAGTAGACGTAATACCCATCTGAATGACAGTACCTGAGCCAGTTGCGTTTACTTTAGGTTTGTTAAGGTTTATGCCCCCACCAAACTCAGCCGTTTCGTTATACTCTGCAACACCGTATTCACCGTTGTTATTCGCAGGAAAAGTAAACGTCTGTGTCCTGTAGTCTTCTGTGTAGTCATACGACCAGTGCATTGTAGCTTTTGTATTAGCACCGCCTTCTACAGTCAAGTTAATCTTCTTCAAGAACTTAGTAAGAGCAGGTTGTTGAAAATCTAACGCATTGCTAAAGTAACGCATCTGGTACGTGGATGTGTCGTCCAGATAACCAGCGTACTCAACGATACCTGTGCTGATGCCTATGTAAAAACCGTTGGCTGCTTTGTTAGCAAAACTCAGTGGCATAAAACCTGACCAAGTAGTCGCACGGAATGAACCGTTCTCCAGAGGAGCGCGTACGTCAAACGCATACGTAATGTTGCTGTCAGGTATCGTCAACAGGTAAAAGGCATCGTCAGGGCTGTATACGCTCCTTACGTTGCCCGTGTTGGTGTTGATTGCGTTCATCAAGTCGGTACGTACGTTTGCACTAACGTCACGCAACGGCAGTGACTTCTCCTGTATAACGCGTCCTAAGCTCATTACACCGCGATTAGACAAGAACAGTACGTCATTACCAGTGGCTTGTATAGAGTCCCTCTCAATGCATCCTACGCCCTCTATCGTGTCCGATAGGAAGATAGTGTCTCGTGCGGATGTAGCACTAGAGGTTGTACCTGCGCCACCACCGGCTCCATCGTAAATCAACATGGAGTGTTTACCGAATACGACAAACAAGCCGTTATGTTCGGTCAGAGCTACAATCTCGTCATAGCCTTCAGGCCAGTACTGGGTTACGTCAATAGAGAACGTATCGCCACCAGAGAAGTCATCACCGTCTAGTAGTTCAGACACAGTGATTGTATGCTTGTCTCCGGCTACGTCCGCTGTCCAAACACGACCAAACGCTGATATAGCTTCGTTAGCCTGTACGGAACTACCACCAACTTCTGTCAGGGTAGTGCTACCTGCGGCTGACTTAAGTGGAGCGTGGCCTCTCTGGTAGAAGTAAACGTCGTTGTTGAACGAAATAATCTTCCAGTTGTTTGCTGATATAGTGTAGCCACCGGGCAGTGTAACTTCGGACAGGGTGGTTGTGCCTGTAAATATCTTATTGTTACCTGCGGAGAATACTGTAACAGTACCGTCAAACGCAGTAAACTCAAACACAGTTTCAATACCTGCGCTGCTGCCGAGAACAGAAGCACCGTTAGTAGACACCTTGTCGTAACCCTTACGGGCGGCAATACGACCTCTCTTGTCAATGACGCAATTATCAGCTACAGAAGCAAATCCGGGGTTCATACCAATAGGAGACTCCTCAGTGTTGAGACCGAGGAAGCCGGGTGCTGCAATTGTAAGTGGCTGTAATTGTTTTGCCATTATACGCTACTCCAAACTACTTCAGTGGGTCGTCGTGCTACGTCAAACGCAATGTAGTCACTCAGAGAGGACTGTGCAATCTGATACAGACGGGCTGACTGAGTACCACCAGTCTCGCCTCGCTCTTCCGCAGCCATGGCGTGTGCAAACTGTACAACAGCGTTTTGAGCCACTCGTATTCCGTCAGAAGTGTTGCTAAGTTCACCAGTACGCACAACAACGTCAAAGACCAGCGTGTACGCTTTGTCAGGCGTAGGATACAGTTTAATGTCACCGTTCAGGTTATCGCTGTCAGCAAAAGAATTAAAGACATAGTTGTCTGGTCTGCCTTTTGGTTCTTCTCCGTCTATGTACAAATAGTCGTAGTAACCCTGCTCTGTGCCTTGAGCAACTCGTGTTTTTTCCGTAGAGTTGTAAGCGCCCAGCACTTTAAAGTTTTCGTTTACAGCCGATACAGTGTAACTCGCCAAGTCAGCACTTGTTGTTATTGTTTTAGTAGTACGTAACTCGTTCCAATCCCAAGCGTTTTCAACTAGCTTGACAGCATCGTTGACAAACTCTCCAATCAGTTTAGAGTACGCTGTAGCGTCAGGAGACGTTACTTCGTCTTCCCGCAGTCTGCGTAATACTTTGTTAATTGCTTCCAAATATGTCATTATACTATATTCCTATTAAATGGGCTAGCAAAGGAGTCTCTACCGAACAAATCAACTACCTCTTCTCTTTCTGCTTGTTGTTCTTGTTCTTGTTGTTCTGCTAAACGCTCCTGTGGTTGTATAAGAGGAGCCGCTTCTGTAACGCCTAATTTTGTTTTAAACTTAAACAACTCATCACCAAACAAACCATCGGTAGTTCGTGTAGCTGAAGGCATAGCAACACTTAAACCTCCCTCTATACCGTCCTTAAGGGGCTGCAGAAACGCATCATCAATAAAACTACCAATATCTTCTACGACACCTTTAACGCCTGTTGCCTCAGCAGCGTCTTCCACGGCAGAACCTACGTCTCGTACCGTGTCCTCAATAGCTTTAATTTCTTCTGGAGTGTCGAATGTTTCAAACTCAGGCAGCATATCTTTGAGAGGCTGTAAATACTCGTCATCAAAGTCTCTACCTAACTGTTCAAGCGTGTCTCTAAACTCATCACCAATACCCGACTGTTCTGCCCACTTGCCTACTCCAGACTGTACAGCATCATCAAAGCTCTCACCCTCTGCTAATCTAAC